CTTTAGCTGCATCAGTTATAGCGTATGGGTCATTATTAAATGGGTTTAGCTTAACTATTGGTATTATCATTTCTTTAGGTAATTCACGTATCAAACCATTTTTAGTTTCTACATAGCCACCAACTTCGCCGTCTTCATTTAAGATGCGTCTAACATTGTATGGGTTTATAAGTTTAAACTCTTGTATATTACCTATACGGCCTGTATCACTAAAGTTTCTTACAGCCATTAAGTAATAAACACCTTCAAGGTCTATATAAGTTGAGATGGTATACCAAAACTCATAGTTAGAAAACGTACTGGATTTGTCTATAATCTCTAAGTAAGGGTGTACAATCTCATTCTCATTACTTTTATCATTTAAACCTTGTTTTGTTTTAAGGTTTTCTATAGCAATCTGTGCTACTTTATTTGCTCTAACGTTAATTGCTGCATATGAATAGCCTTGGTAAAGCTGAGTGTCGTCCATTATTATCTGCGACCAGTCTTGTACTAAAGGCTTTTGGTTGCCGTACCTTAAAAAAGCGTTGTTTAGGCCTGATTGTTGTGTTGTAGCAATTGGAGATAAAAAGTTAGTAACAACAGATTTAATTTTGTTTGTAATTTTCATTAATCGTTGTCTTTTTCTTGGTTATAAATACTAATACATATTGCAACAGCTTGAGTTTCGTTTTTTGCTGTTTTATCTTTTATTAATTGTGGTATACAAACTTTCAAAAATTCTTCCTGTGATTGGCTTTTAGTAGGTTTTGGCATAATATAATACTCCTATATATTATAATTATAACAAATTCATTTTATTTGTATTTTTACCTTTTTGCTTGTTATTACAATCCCCACTATTTAGTATAAAAAACCATAGTACAATGACATATATTACCTGTAATGAATACTGGTAGGTATTACTTGTGCTGGTGATTTTACTATTATATTAGTATTACCCCCTATCAAAATAGCATCATATTTTTCGAGTAAATGATTTTTAAATAAGCCGCTATCGTTTCTAAGAGAATCTGATGGTGCACCAATTGATTTTAAATATATATCTTCTTTGTCAAAATATTCCGAACTATCTTTGTATTTTGCTGGATTTTTTACATTTATCTTTGCAGATACAATACCATCACCACGAACTGACAATGCACTTGAATCTTCAGAATCCATAAGCAATATACCTTTTGTTTGTGTATGAGTATCTACTTTTTTTACTATGTTACCTAAAGCTCCATGATGTTCACCTAAGTTTTCATTAGATATACCTTTTTTCTCAATATTTTTTGCTTCATTGCCATCTGCAATTAGATAAACAGTATGTTTGACTTGCGAATCTTTTATTATCTTGTTTGCTTCTTTTACGCTCTTTAATCCTGGAGCATCTTTTACTGTTCCACTTTTTTTCAAAGTTATATTGCCTTTGCCACCAGAACCACTGCTCATTGAACCACCACCAGAAGTCCATTTACCGTCTGAACCTCGTGGTTGCCTTGGTGAATAGTTAATAACACTATCTGCTCTTTTGATAGATTCTTCAAATAATTCTTTTGCTGACTTCATATCTCTCCTTATATATATTTTTAATTATATTACATTGACTTATCTTCTTGCCCGCATGTTTCACATATATGTATTTGTTTTTCTTTGTTAACAACTTTTGGATAGTTTGCACCTGACATTATCATTTTCTCTTCATTTAATATACTTACATCAGTAAACTTATCATTTACCTTCAGGACACTCCAAGCATTATAGGATGCAAATGTTGTATCGGGATAGGTTTTATATGACTTACCAGTGTCAAGGTCTCTGGCTACCACTGTGATACACCAGCCATTGGTTCTCTTACTCTTCCACTGGTTACTAATTTTTTCTACTACAAATACTTTGTTCATTTTTATCTCCTTATAAATATTCAATTAAATCGTCGTAATATAGACCCATGTCTTGTGCTGTTGTATCGCACTCATAACAATAGTTTTCTTCTATCTCTGTACCGCATAAAATGCAATTCATTCTATCACCTCAAATTCTACACCAGTATTATCTAAGTAATCTGCATATGTCATTGGGTAGCCGTTAATATAGGCTACCACATCATCTGCTTCTGACTCATTAATGTGTATCATTATTCTTCTCCCACTTCTCTTTTAATATCACCCATTAAAACGCTAAGTGTTCCCCATTGTTCAATGCACCATTCATAGTTTTCTTTAGCATCATTGGATGTAGATGTTTGCCATACCTTTGCCATGTTATGGTACATCTCCATTTTCTTTTCAATTACTTTAATTACTTTATTTTCTTGTGCAGTCATTTTATTTAACCCCTCCAGTTCATAAGCTCTTGACCATTGTCAACAGCTGCTGCTTCGCTAGATGTTAGTTGATATTCAGACCATTGTTTTGGATAGTTCATTTTGTAGCTCCTTCTCTACTTAATTTGCAGTCTGAAGGAGCTGATGCTCCTTCTACTGCCCAATCGTACTTTACTACTAACTCAAGCATCTCTTCAAATATTGTAATATTATCCATAGTATCCAACGTCCTTTCTTGCAAATGCTACTGCTTCATAATAACTATTAAATGAGCCAAACAATGTGGCTACATCGTCATAAGCGGTTCTTACCTCGTATTTTTTTGTATTATCATTTACTCCTACCATTAAGCAGTAGTCTGCTCTACCACTTATTTCGTCTATTAGTTTAAAGTTTTCCATTGTTGTGCCCCTTTCTTAATTGGTACAATTTTGATTATACACTACAATCAGAAAAAAGTAAACAACTTTTTTGCAAAAATGTACGTTTTATCTATAAAAATGTAGTTTTTTTGTGCATTTTTGGTACGTTTTTGGCCAAAAACTGCACTTTTTTGCTCTATAGAATGATTCTGTTCATATTCTGTTTAGGGTCTAAACCACCACCCAATCTAACAAAGTTAGCAATCATTAATGAGTCTGCATAATCAGGAGAGTAACCTAACACCTCTTTTATTTTCTTTTTCTTTTCTACAACTGCTAATAACTTGTCATTCATCTCATATGTATGTAATGATAATTGTTTACGTAATTCAGTAAGAGTATCATCATCTAAACAAAGCTTTAAACTTCCCTCTTCAAGTGATACATGTAGATTCCAAAAGCCTTCACTTCTGCTATTAGATGTTGCTGTGTATTCAGTTATAAACCAACCTTTGCTTCTCATAAAGTCTCTCATGCCTACACCTACACCGTTAGATTCTATTGCTATATTAGATGCAGCACGAGAATCAAACCCATGTTGTTGTGCAAACTTAATAAGTTCTAAAGCATACAGTTCACTTATTGGTACTTGGCCAGTTGTATCTACATTGAGAGACACTTGCTTAACTACAACTTTATCTTGTATTAAAGTTATAACTGTTTTATCTTTACCTTTGTCTGCAACGTCCACTCCAATGAATTGAGGGTGTATTTGAGATGGTTCTTGATACTGAATTGATTTGTCTATTAATGTACTTGTAAACAACCCACCGTCATCATCTAAGTAATCCCAGTTACCTTCATATAATCTCTTACGTTCTTGCTGTGGTAAACGTTTTAAAGTCTCTATATAGTTTCTACTTATAAATGGATTATCCATAGGCAAACTTTTAACAAAGACTCTATAGGCTTCTTTCTGTACATCAACCATTTCACCGTCAACTTTTCTCTTCACATACATTTTACCTATAGGCCACTTTTGATATTCACCACCACCAAGTCTTTTGTATGGTTCATAGAACTCATTACGTGTAAAGTTCTGACTAGGGTTCTGTGTCATTACTACTTTACCAGTTATACCATACTCGTCATTTAAAAATCTGTCTTTACGAGAGCTAAACACGTCCTTTGCTTTTTTCTGTACTTCTCCAACTTCTTCTATAATTACATGAGTCAAGTTTAAAGAACCTAATGTATCATAATCTGGGTCTGAAGGTGAGTATGCTAAGTCAAATAACTGAATTTCAGAACCGTTAGAATATATTATAGTGTTGCTGTCTCCTTTAAATCTAAAGTCACTTTCAAGTATACCAATCTTTGGATGCACTTCTCTTAATAAAGTATATAATGTAGTCTGTTTTAATCTTAGAAGTTCTCGCCTACCTACGCCTATTCTAATTCTAGGATAGTTACGGCATTGCAGTACAGCCCACAGGCATACCGTCCAGCTCTTGGCTCCACCTGCTGCTCCACCAAAGTCTAACTCAACAACTTGCTCATCTTCTAATAATTCAAACGTTTTAAGCTGTTTCTCACTTAAACTTAGCTGTATTTTGTTTTCTTTAATCATTTTTTACAACTTCGGCATCAATAATATCTTCCTCATCTAGACCGTTATCTCTTTTTTGTACTATATTAATCTCAAGTTTATTTGCTTTAAAGAATGAACCTTCTATTTCTATCTTCTCCGGCGCCTTACCAAACGCCCTGTTCAACATGCTTTCTATAGCCTGATTATTTGCTGGCCGTGTAGTCATAAAATAATAATCATCTCCAGAACTGTTTAAGGTCTGACCGTTATCATCTATATATTCTTTTATAATTTCAGGGTCAGTTACTATTTCAGTTCTATATTTCTTTTTAGATTCATCTATTGGTATCCGTACCATTAAGTATTTCTCACCTATTGCAATGTCTAACTGAGCATTAAATAACAAATCAGCTTTCCTATTTACCCGGTCTATAAATTTACGTTTAACTTCTATAGTCTCTATAGTTTTCTGTAATACTTTTCTCCCGGCGTTTTCTCTTTTACCACCATTTCTGTATGTTCCACACTTTAAACACTTTACAGCATCAACTGATATATGGTGACATTTCCTACATTTGTCTAGTTCAATTGAATCCAGTTTTTCAGTTTTAAGTTTTATAATATCATCTATTTTATCTATGTCTGCCATGTTATATACTCCTTATTGGATTATCTTGTAATCTCTTATACTTTTAATAACATCATTAAGCTGCTCTATATACCATTCTTGAAAAGGTTTATTTATATTAAGTATATCGTATTTCTGTTTAAGTTGAGTTTTAAGCCGTTGTAATTGTGTTTGTTCTGTATTATCTATTCTTGATACTTTGTTATCTTTTACAGTATCTTTGCTAAAATACAATTTACCTATTTTTTGGTGATATTGTAATATAGATAATTTATCAGAGTCTTTTAGTGAATTTGTCTTAAAGATTAAGCTAAAAGAACCATTAATCAATGGGTGTATTGATGTTAGTTTAGCTTCTAGCTCTATGTTATCGTCTTTCATTTCTCGTCAAACCATTCAAATAAGAATATTGATAATGCAGACATTGCTAGTACGTATATAAAGAATTCTAATACATTGTTAGCTAGATATATACTAAATGGTATGCTTAAATATACAGACATACAATAAAAACAGTTTAATAGTTGTTTTAATCCACCGTCTTTGTATTTGAGTTTATCTGTGTAGTTCGCTAATTTACCAAAGACATTAAAAGGTCCATTCTCATCTAATATCATATGCCCTATACGCCATACTGCTAAAGTAGATAATAAGAATATAAATATGCTATACATCTTTCTTACCTTTCTTGTTCTTTCTCCTTAAGTACCGTGGCATAGCAACCATCTCACCTTTTTCAGTAAAGTGTATCTCTACTTTAGATGCTTTATATACTTTGTTCCATGGTTTATCTAAGCCTTGCCCACGTTTTTTCTCATTGCGTAATTTCCAATACTCTTCTTTGCTAAACACGTTGTTGCCTCCACCTTGTCTCGTTCTTTTTTATTATAATAACTTCAGCATCATCTACTGCAATATTTTTACCGTCACTACTCTTATGTATACATTTAACCATAAAATCAGTATAGTTTTTTAATCCTTGTCTTCGCATTTCTATTCCAAAGTCTACATCAGGTCCTAAACCGTTATTGTCAAAAGGTTTAAAGTTATGGTTAACATAGTATTCTGATTTTGTCATTAAGCAATAAAATCCACCGGCATCTACCTGCTTAACACCGTCTTGCAGTTCTAATGAGGTAATTTCAGTAGGTTCGTATATATTATCTACTGTCCAAGCACCTAAATACTTTATACCCCATCTACCAGCCTCTATGCCTTGTACAAAACCTGCAAATCTGTCTTTATATATATAATGCTCATATAATCTTTTAAATGCATTGTGTGGCACAAATGTATCATCTTCTATAATCATTACATACTCTGTATTAAATACATATTGCTTAGCCGTGTTATGTATATCTGCTATACGAAGTCTTCTTGCTAGTATATCATAGTTAGATTTTGGTTCAGATGCTTTATAATGTATTGTTAAAGTCTCTGCATATTTACTATCTGTTAATAAATTACGTACATGCAAATATAAATCTACATCACCGTCTACTATAGCTAATAAGTTTACTTTTGTTTGGTCGCAATCTAAAAGTTCTATACTTGTTAAAAACTCTGTAAGGTAACCATCACGGCTAATTGGTAATATTATAGTTGTTTTATCCATTATAACTCCAACGTTTCTATATATTTAGGTAATAGCACATCACTTGAATAGTTTTCTAAACCTACTTCAAAAGCATCTAACTTTAAAGTATGCCTTTCATTATCCGTTAAACTACAAAACCAATCTATTCTTTCCCCTAATTCTTTAACATCTACTTGATGCACGTCTATTATCGTTCTTGCCATAAACTCTGTATATTTTACTGCATCTATAAGCCAACTGCTGGGCAGTATAACGTTATTTGGTATTACATCTGACATGAATACAGGCAGTCCACTACATAATGCCTCATTCATTGGTAAACATAAACCACCATAACGTCTTGGTAGTATCATTAAATCAAAATCTTGGTACATATCATTTTGATTTTCTATATTCTCTACTGCTATTTTTACTCTTTTATCATTTATAGTGCTAAAAAAGTCTTTATCATCATATTGTGACCGTATAGTTAGT